GAAATTAATGCTTGGACACTTTTTGAAGGTTACGGCGGCTGGATAAATGCTCGTTGCAGAATCTTAAAAAATGGAAGCACTGTTCCTGGGCATTTTTACCAGTTCCCAAATGGAACCACTGGTGGCGAGTTTACATTTAATATCAATATGATTGTGGATGCTGCTGTTGGAGATTATTTTGAATTTCAAGTATGGCAAGGATCAGGCGTAAATCGCACTTATTACAGTGACACAAATAACGGCAGTTTTCAAATAGCATACTTGGGAGCATAACGATGACACTTTATACATTTCCAGTGCCAGTAAATCTTAATGGAGATCAATTACAGGCTGAATTATCGGCTGCTGAAGTTTATGTTGTGGATGGCAAATTAGTTATCGATTCAGATAAAACAGAGGCACAAGTTAAAACAATTCTTGATGCTCATGTGCCAGTTTCTAAGCCAGAACCCACAGTTGCGCAGAAGTTAGAATCAGTTGGTTTATCTCTTGATGATCTAAAGGCTGCACTTGGACTGTGAAGCCTAAATTAAGTAAAGCTGCTTCACAGTTAAGAGAGCAGATTGATGACACATTCCCAGAGCGTGATCGTTCGTCTGATGGTTGGATCGCGGATCAGCGGCACATGCGTTCAGGCAAGCCTTCTGATCATGTGCCTGACAAAGGCTGGGTTCGTGCTATCGACATCGACGCTGATCTCTCGGGTAAATCAAAACCAGAAATTATGCCAGATCTTGCAGATGAGATTCGAGCCTTTGCAAAGCGTGATGCGCGCAAAAGAATTTCCTACATCATTTACAACGGCAGAATTGCTTCTCCCATTCTCGGATGGAAGTGGCGAAAATACACGGGGGCTAATAAACACACCAAGCACGCTCACATCAGCTTTACGAAAAAGGCTGACGAAGATGGTGCTTTTTATCAGATACCTATGTTAGGCGGAAACAATGAACGAACTAAAGAAGATGTCAGGATCATGGATCAGAGCGTTTCTAACAGCTGCACTTGCACTTGTCGCTGCGGGGGAAACAGACCCTAAGAACATTGGCTACGCTGGAGCATTAGCAGTCATTCCACCGGTATTGCGCTGGTTGAATCCTAAAGACGATTCGTACGGCATGGTCGAGTAGTGACACAAGAAAACTTCTTTACCTTATACATAGCAACCATCGGCATCATTGGTGGTCTTTCAGGCTATGTCATCACACATTTATTGTCTGAGATCAAACGACTCAACACGCGGGTCGATGAGATCTATAACATCTTGCTTGACAGGTAACATTCTGCTATGGCAAGGAAACCTACTAAGGCGTTAGAAGAGCAAGGTTATTCAAAGCTAGATGCTTATTGCATCGGGCTGCATGAATACTGGAAGTCTCTTCGCAAGGCAGGTTTTACAGAGGGCATTGCACTGTTCATGATTACAGATGTGCCTTCGTATCCTAGATGGATCTTGCCTGATCCAGTCGAACCAGAGAAGTTCGGCGATTACGAAGATGAGGACGATGACTACTAAGCGAACGGTAGTAATTCCAGATCTACAGTGTCCTTATGAGGATGCACATGTGGTCAAGAACCTAGCAGCTTTTATTAAATCATTCCGACCAGACGCCGTCTTAACTATCGGCGATGAGATTGACCTACCCCAGATTAGCCGTTGGCATGAGAATCAGCCAGGATGGTACGAACAGACCCTTGCAGCTGACAGAGATCGCACAGTCGATGTTCTCTGGGAACTAACGCAATATGTCAAGGAAGCGCACATGGTTCGCAGTAACCATTGTGATCGCCTTTATAACGTCATTATGAAAAAGATTCCGGCATTTATGTCATTGCCTGAATTAAAGCTTGAGAAGTTCCTCAAGCTCGATGAGCTAGGCATTAAGTACTGGAAAGAGCCTATGCCTATAGCTAAAGGATGGGTTGCCATCCACGGCGATCTAGGTTCGCTTAACCCTAATCCCGGCATGTCCGCTTTGAACCAGGCTAAGCGCATGGGCGTGTCAGTTATTATGGGGCATACCCACAGAGCGGGTAGGAGTGCCGTTTCTGAGGCCTACAACGGCTCTGTGAGGCGCGTACTGCATGGAGTTGAGGTAGGACATGCAATGAACGTAAAGGCCGCCAAATACGTTTCTAGCCCTAATTGGCAGCAAGCATTTGCCGTGGTTACAGAGGACAAAAAGAACGTCCAAGTAGACCTAATCTATATTGAGAAGGATGGCACTTTCCTGGTGCATGGCAAGCGTTACGGACGCGCTCGATAATCGTTATCATTTCGTTACCAAAATATGCTTGACCAGCCTAGACAGGCGTGAGACCGTAATCCTGTAGCCAATCAAGGGCATTGGCGCAGATAGGTACAAAATGTTTATTACAGAGCAAGACTTCAATATGCTAAGCAATACACAGATGCAATGGAACGGCTATGACTGGGAAGTCCAGGCAGATCGCTTTACAGAGGACATCTCTTTCGAGTTTCAATGGGCTTTCTGGTTCGATAGCCTTCCAGCTCTAATCATGGCTCGCACATTCCTCATGCAGCGTGAGATCAAATTCCAGGAAACTTACGACGATGCGCTAGAGCAATTTGTCATCCTCACCGATTACTCTGTTGATGATTTGGCGGTTGCATAATGGCTACCATTGAGATCTACGGAGCACCCAAGGTTGAGAACTACTACTGCTGCTATTGCGGTTTTGATATGACCATCACCCATGTCTGCACAGATTGCAACGAATACAAGAGCGCAGTGACACTAGCTGAGTACTTTGATATGAACGGACACTATCCTAAGCTAAGGGCGGTTAAATAATGAGCAACAATGACAAGCTACTCATGATCTGCATAATTGGAATGTGGATAGGATTTACCATGGTGATCATTGATGTTAGGCGCACAGCCTACCAAAAGGGTCTAAGAGAGGGTTGGCATCGAGGTCGATCCGTTAGCAGACAGGAATTTTGGGAAGAATGAAATACACAGAGATATTACAAAGTGCAACGGACATCATTCAAGATCGTGGTCTCAACGACTATGGTCATCCAGCGGATAACATGCAACACGCCGCAATGCTCATCTCAGCATACTTACAAATGCCAGTTGAGGACTATCAAGTATGTGCAATCCTCGCGCTCATCAAGATCGCTAGAGCAACTACAGGAAATCCAGACAAAGCCGATAACTACATCGATGGAGCAGCTTATATCGCTCTGATGGGTGAACTAGCTACAGAGGAGAACGAGCTCTATGTTTAATCTTGAGGAATACACCACCGTTAGAGAAAGAATTATCGAGTTCTGGAAAAGGTATCCAAATGGGCGTATTGAAACTGAAATTCTTGAATGGTCTGATAAGCGTTTTATCGTGGCTGCTCGATTGTTTAGGGAAGTGGCAGATCAAAAGCCATTCTCCACTGGCCTTGCAAATGAGGTTATTACTGACAGGGGCGTCAATAAAGATTTTGCTTTGGAAAACTGTGGTACTTCGTCAATTGGTATTGCACTTGCTAACGCGAACATCGGAATAGATAAGCATAAAGCCTCAAGGGAAGAAATTCAGAAGGTAATAGCTAAGAAGGCTGAGAAGCCAGCAGTGCAGGATCTAGAAGCTGCTATTAGAAAGGCAGATACAGAACCAGCAGAGCAAGATTATTGGACTACACCAGTCAATGACTACATGAAGGTAGTTGATGCTCCAGTAACGCTTGAAAAGGCTATGGAGAACATTGCTGACATCATTGGCACACCTGAAGCTGCTGAGGTTCCTCGGTGCAAGCATGGCTCGATGGTCTGGAAGACTGGACACAGTGCTAAGACAGGCAAGGATTGGGCTTCGTATCAGTGCACAGCTTTAGGACATTCAGGCTTTGAAGGTAAGTGTCCAACCATTTGGTATGAACTAAACGGCGCAGGCAAGTGGCAGCCTCAAAAACCTAGATTATGATTTACAGGAGCGGAGAAGGCGTGGGATTTGTAGAATACTTTGATGAAACAACAGGAACATGGACAAATCTAGAAGATGTGCCATTGTTCGACACTATCAACTGTCAGCTGTGTAATGAGCCTACAGAGGCGCATGACATCATTGCTGAGATCCACTTCAAGGATAACCAGCCAGTAGTAGGGGCATGGCAATGCCGTAAGTGTAAAGCTGTTAATGGCTAGTCAAGCAAGAAAGCACAGAGGATTCCGAACCGAACGCGTAGTCGCACAGTACCTATCGACTGTGTGGAGTGGTGCAACGGTCGGAAGGGGTAGTGGTAAGGACATTCTAGGAGTTCCGTTCGACTGTGAGGTCAAAGCGCGTAAATCGTTCCAGCCTCTCAGTTATCTCGCGCAATTAAAAGCTCGCACATCCAAATCGGGGGAATTGGGATTTGCAGTGATGCGTCTTAATGGTCAAGGCGAAAGTCCGGAAGATTACGCATGTATCATTAGGTTAGAAGATCTCTTACCACTACTCCAACTTAAATATGGTCACTTAGACAAAGAGCCCGAAGATGCGGATATTGACCATTGTCCTGCATGCGGCTCATGGATGATAAGGAAATGCTTAACGTGCCAACCTACGACTAT